CCTGCATCTTATTCACCTTATGGTGAGGAGTGTAGAGAATTATTTAAACGTAGATCATCAGATCGTGTCCTAGTAGGATCAGATGCTTCGGGTCTAGAGTTAAGATGCCTTGCTCATTATATGAATGATGATTCATTTACTGAAGAGATATTGGATGGAGATATCCATTCTGTAAATCAGAAGATGGCAGGACTTCCATCACGAGATGCAGCTAAGACATTTATCTATGCATTAATCTATGGTGCAGGGCCAGCTAAGATGGGAAAGATTATAGGTGGTGGTAAAACAGAAGGCCAACAAATGTTGGAGATGTATTTTAAGAAGTCACCTAAACTTAAACGTCTTATTGATAACGTAAAACGTACAGCACGAACAGGATATGTACGAGCCGTAGACAATCGTTTATTAAATGTACGATCTGAACATGCTGCTTTAAATCTTTTATTACAAGGTATGGGTGCAATAGTCTGCAAGTATTGGCTAATAGAAATCATGAAGTTAGTGTATAAAAATAAGTTAGATGTACTACTCGTTGCATCTATACATGATGAATATCAGTTCGATGTTTTAAATGATCATGCCTCTGAGTTTGCAGACTACACAAAACAAGCTATCAAGACAGTAGAATCTCAGCTTAATCTTCGTTGTCCTTTGGACAGTGACTTTAAGATAGGATCAAACTGGAGTCAGACACATTGATAAATAATATAATAATATTTTGCACCAGTTTATTAGTACTAGTAACTTTAATAATATTAACTACAGGGTGTTCATTACCCCTACATTATCAGATAGCGTCATGGACACTCGATGGTCTGTCATACATCACCACAGAAAAATCTGTAACTGATCACGGCATCTCAATTGTTGCACAGAAAGATTGTGCTTTGTTACGAGTTGTTTATGGTAATGAGATTTGTATTAATGATAGGTGATAACTCTGTAAGTAAATGAAATGAACTTACAGATTATCACTATCATATTATAGAAAGAAAGGAAAATATATGTTGACATAGAGAACGCAATAAACGATACTAAAAAACATTAAGATAAAATCACATTTTGTGAAAGGAATATAAATGAAAAAACAACGTACCAGTGAAGATAAAGTTCTATCTGCACTACGTAAGCGTTATCGTGTAACTCGTAAGACTGCGATTGAACGTAACCTATCAGAAAATATTACAGCTACAATAGCAAGGCTTCGACAAAGAGGCTACGATATTGACACTGTAACAGCACGTACACCTGAAGGTTCTACATACACTCGCTATCGTCTTGTCGATGAACCACAACTTAACGTAATTTAATTTAATTTAGAAAGGATATATAATACAATGAGTATTATTCAAGGAACCGCATTTTGGGCTTCGGTAACCCAACCTAACACCACCTATGAGCCTGTATGGTCTGTAGATGTAGGTAATCTCTCAGCTAAAGCTAAGAAAACTTTGAAAGCTGATGGTCTGGGAGATAAGATTAAAAATAAAGATGATGAGAAAGGTGATTTCATCACTATAAAACAAAAAGTTAACAAGCGTGATGGCTCTACGTTTGAACCACCAAAGGTTGTTGATGGTATGAAACGTCCATTTACTTCTCTCATTGGTAATGGCTCTGAAGTTGCAGTTAAGTACACTGCGAGAGAGTGGGAGTATAATGGTAAGGCAGGTATAACTGCTGATCTTAAAGCAGTACAGGTTATTAAACATATACCTTATGGAGATAACGAAGACTTTGACACTGTTGAAGGAAATGATCTAGACGATATTCCTTTTGATGATGTTCCTATGACTGCAGCTGGTTAAATATAGCAGTCATTAACAGTGAGGAAGGGTAGGATTTTAAAGCTCCTTTTGCCTACCCTTCCTTTTTTTCTAAGGAGTCTTAGGTATAATCATGGCTAAGAAAAAATCAATTAAGACATTAGTAGATGATATCTATAAAGTCTTTGAAGAATATCAATCACCATCACAAGAAGACCTAGATACATTTTCAAAAAATATTAGTGACATAGTTTCTTCTCGTATCACAGAGAAGAGAGAACGCAAACAACATTTAAGATTATCACAGATAGGTGTACCTAATAGAAAACTTTGGTATTCAATGAATACAGATCAATCTGAAATACTATCAGGTCAAGATCGTTTAAAGTTTATGTATGGTGATATCCTTGAAGAGTTATTAAATCTTTTAATTAAAACATCTGGACATCAGATAGAAGATTTACAAAAAGAATTAAAAATAGATGGCATTGTTGGTCACCAAGATTGTAAGATTGATGGTGTTGTTACTGATATTAAATCAGCTAGTTCATTCGCAACTAAAAAATTTACAGATGGATCATTGCTTAGAGGTAACGATCCTTTCGGTTATGTTGCACAGATATCAGCTTATGCTGAATCACAGAAACAAAGTAAGGCTGCTTTCTTGGTTATCAATAAAGAGAATGCAGCTTTACATTTATTAGAAGTAGATTTCTTTGATATGATCAATGCAACTGATCGTGTTAAAGAATTAAAACAGGTAGTTAAAAATGATACACCACCTGAAAAATGTTATGAAGATCAAGCTGAAGGAATGTCTGGCAATCGTATACTTAATATGCATTGTTCTTGGTGTCCCTATAAGTTTACTTGTTGGTCTGATGCTAACAATAATACTGGCTTGCGTGTATTTAAGTATGCAAAAGGTCCAAGGTATTTTACACATGTTAGTAAAGAGCCGAATGTTCAGGAGATTACATGTTAAATTTTGATAAAGGAAAACAAGATGTTCTATTTAGTTCAAATAGAATTACTAATATTGCAAAGTTTTGTAACGCAATCTATGACAATAGTAGAAAGCTTGGTGTAGATCAGGATGTACAGGACAAAAAAAGAACAGGCCGTGAAGTAAATTTACAAGGCATGGCTGCAGAGATTTGGTTTAAAGAACGATATCAAATCCCTTATTCATTAGAAATAACTGAAGATGCAATCAAACCTAGATCATATCTAGAAGATATAGATGTTCAGTATAAAGATTTAATATTTGAAATTAAACAAACTACGTATTCTAATGGGTGTTTATTTTTAAGACCTTCAACACCTTATCATAAAGAAAGAAAAATTCTTGGAGATATATATGTCTTAGTAGTTGGATCATTTCCACATTATGAAACATGTAAGTTTATTTCTAGAGAAGAATTTATTTTTCTTAATTCAGATGATAAAGGTATCCTAACAAAACGTATGCATAAACGTATTGGAAAACAGGGGTACTTTGTAGAGCAATCTGAAATGAAAGATACATTAACTGAAGCAGTAAAGTGGCTAAAAGAAAACGAAAAACTAGCAGCTTAAAATTTAGAAGCGGATCAGAAAAAAAATGTTCTGACTTTCTTAATAAAAGAAAGGTAGAGTATGCATATGAGCCTACGAAGTTTCCGTATGTTCTAACAAAGACATACCTACCTGACTTTTATATTTCTAAATATAATTTTTACATAGAAGTTAAAGGTAGATTTACAAGCTCAGATAGAGCTAAACATTTATATGTTAAACAACAGCATCCAAACTTAGATGTAAGATTTATGTTTGATAATCCAAACGCAAAACTTTATAAAGGCTCACCATCTACTAATGCGGATTGGGCTATAAAACATAATTTTTTATACTGTAAAACATCCGAAGGGATTCCGAAAGAATGGTTTAAAAATGCCTACAAAAAACACGAGTGATATTAATATATTACTAGATGATTTAGTAATAAATAGTTCACAATCATCTTCTCCTGAACGTACTTTATTTTTAGCTGTTATACTTCAAGCTTTACTTGATGCTACTAAACCACAGTATGCAGGTGAAGCTGAACAATCAGACCTTGATAGAAGAAGTGCACAAGCTTGGTTCAGTTCTTCAGTAGGAGTTACAGCTAAAGACTTTTCTGATGTATGTGATTTAGCTGGTGTTGATGTAGGTTACACAAAACAATTTGCTTTTAAAGTTATACAATCAGGAGAAGTTACTTTTATTCGCAAGCGTATCAACGCTCTTCTTACACATGACTAGGATTAAATTATGAAAGATAATGTAAACCACCCCACCCATTATAACTATGCTGGGGTTGAATGTATTGATGCTATACAAGCAGCCACAGGTAAGGAAGGTTTTGAAACTTACCTACAAGGTAACATTATAAAATATCTCTGGAGATATAAATATAAAAATGGAGTAGAAGATTTACAAAAAGCTAAATGGTATTTAGAAAAATTAATATCAGTACAGGAAAAAGGAGAATGATGTTTACTATGAAATATAAAACAAGAGAATTAAAAGTAAAAGAGTTTCATAAAAAGTTTGATCTAGATGTAGATAGTCAACCAAGAGCATCTCTTTTATGTTTAAGATCAAAACTTATTCTTGAAGAAGCTAATGAAGTATCAGAAGTTTTAAATGAAATGAGTATGGATGTTATGAGGGGTAAACCTGTAACAAATCAACAAACAGAACATTTACTAAAGGAGTTAGCCGATCTACAATACGTTCTTAGTGGGACAGTAGTTGCACTAGGTAATATTAAAACTGATAACTTTGATGCTGCTATTAATTTAGTACATGAAAGTAACATGTCTAAACTAGACAACGATGGCAATGTAGTGTACGATTCAAAAGGTAAAGTATTGAAGAGTAACAACTACAAAGAACCCGATTTAAGCCAGCTTATTTAAAGGAAAATAAAATGAAAATACTATCCGAATATCATGGTAGTAAGGACTACCCAAATCGTAAGGCTCGTGTACTATACTCTAGTGGAAGTGGTACATACTACGTTAATCTCTATAGGCGTTTTACTGATGCTCAATACTCTTGGCAAAATAATGTAGACACCTTAATGAAATCAATACATTGTGATGGACATAGTTTAAGGTATGCTGAAGACTGTGCAGAAAATTATGTTATGGGTTGGGGAATGTTTGATGAAAATTTCTATCCCCTTAAAGATGAAAGGCACGATCCTCATGTCCAGTAATTATGAAGACTTTATTCACATTAGTAGGTACGCTAGGTATTTACCAGATGAACATAGACGAGAGACTTACAACGATACTGTAGATCGTTGGTGGAAATATATGACAAGTAAATTTCCATCTTTAATAAAACACTCAGATGTTTATGAAGCTATTTTAAATAAAGAAGTTATGCCTTCTATGCGTACTATGATGGCTGCAGGAGATGCATTAGATCGTAATAATATAGCTGCTTATAACTGTAGTTATCTAGCAGTAGACGATCCAAAAGCTTTTGATGAAGCTCTTATGATCTTAATGTGTGGTACTGGAGTAGGTTACTCTGTAGAACGTGATGCAATAGAAAAACTACCTCAAGTTCGTAACAACATTACTCGTACTATAGATACAGTTGTTGTTGCGGATAGTAAAGAAGGATGGGCTAAAGGATTACGTCAGCTTATCATGCATCTATATGCAGGAGAACATCCAACGTGGGACTTATCAAAGATCAGACCTGCAGGTAGTAGATTAAAAACATTTGGCGGTAGAGCTAGTGGACCTGAACCTCTGGATAATTTGTTTAGATTTGTAACCTCTTCATTTTATAAAGCTGAAGGAAGAAAACTTTCTAGTCTAGAGTGTCACGATATAATGTGTGCAGTTGCTGCTGCTGTTGTAGTAGGTGGTGTACGTAGAAGTGCAATGATAAGTTTATCTAATCTTAGTGATGATCGTATGAGACATGCTAAAATGGGAAGTTGGTTTAATGAAAATGTTAATCGAAGCTATGCAAATAACTCTATCTCGTTCTCATCTAAACCCGATATGGGTACATTCCTACGTGAATGGACTTCTATCTATGAGTCTAAAAGCGGTGAGCGTGGTATATTCAATAGGGTAGCTGCCGTTAATAAAGCTAAAGAGATTGAAAGAGATACAGATCATTTATTTGGTACAAATCCTTGTGGAGAAATCTCACTACGCCCTAAACAATTTTGTAATCTAAGTGAGGTTGTTGTTCGCCCAAAAGATACTAAGAAAAGTATTAAAGATAAGGTACGTATCGCTACAATTATAGGTACATATCAATCAGCACTAACTGATTTTAAATATTTATCTAAAAAGTGGACTGATAATAGTGAAGAAGAAAGGTTGTTAGGTGTTTCTATCACAGGTATATTTGATAATCCAATTACATATAATCCTGATCCATCTTTTCTAAATACACTTCGTGAGTATTCACATGAGATTAATAAATCAATTGCAAAAGAACTAAAGATACCAGCGTCTGCTGCAATTACTACAGTTAAACCTTCTGGTACAGTATCACAACTTGTCAATAGTGGTAGTGGTATACATCCACGTTATGCTCATCATTATATTAGAAGAGTAAGAGCTGACTACACTGATCCATTAGTAGAGTGGATGATAGATGCAGGGATGCCTTATGAGGTAGATATTTATAACAATAAAAATTATGTATTCTCATTTCCAATAAAATCAGATGAACATGCCGTAACTCGTAATGATATATCTGCACTTCATCATCTTGATATATGGTTGAAGTATCGTAAATATTGGACAGATCATAATCCTTCAGTTACAATATATGTAGGTGAAGATGAATGGGCTGATGTAGGTGCTTGGGTCTATCGTCATTGGGATGATGTATGCGGAGTAACTTTTCTTCCTCGTGAAGATGATTCCCATAGTTATGTTCAAGCTCCTTATGAAGAGGTGGATGAAAAACAATGGGAAGAGTTAGCTAAAAATGTACCACTTATTGATTACTCTAAATATATTGAGCATGATGATAATACTACATCTTCTCAAGAGTTAGCTTGTACTTCAGGAGTATGTGAGATTTAATATGGTTGATCCAGAATTTTTTATAATAGAAAATTTTTTAACGCCTGATGCATGTGACATGTTAATTAAACATATCCCTGCTGATCATTCAGCATCTGTAGTGGATTTGAATACACCTATCGAAGATAAAACAAAAAGGGATACACAACTTACTTTCCTTGAGCCTGATAGTATGATAGGTATGGTGTACATGTATGCAGCTAAAAAAATAAATAAAGAACTAAATTGGAATTTTAATATTACAAGTGTTGAATCAATACAGGTATTAAAGTATGATGTGGGTGGATTCTATGTGCCTCATATAGATGTTCTACCTACATCATCTACCCAAAGACAACGTAAAATTTCTTTTAGTGTAGCTTTAAATTCTCCTGACGAATATGAAGGAGGGGAACTTATGGTTTATCCTATGGCAAATCCTGATGGTATCTCTCTTAAATTACCTAAAGGTGATGCTATAGTTTTTCCTTCTTTTCTTTATCATGCAGCTAGTGTGGTAAAAGAAGGCACTAGATATTCCTCAACTGCGTGGATACAAGGAGAAAACTGGCGATGAATTGTTGGCATTGTAATACAGAATTAATATGGGGTGGTGATCACGATATCTCTGAAGAAAATGAAGAGTATTTAATAGTATCAAATTTAAGTTGCCCTAATTGTAACTGTATTGTTGATGTATATTTTCCTAAAGATGAAGAAAGTCCTTGATTAAGCTATATAAATTAATTATACTGTAGTTATAGATGCCTATAATAGGGTCTATTTATTTTAACTTGCTTACATAAGGAGATAAATATGTTTAATAGAATATTAGCAGAAGAATTTTGGAATTGGAATACATTCCCTCATTATAGTTGGAGTCGTCAACCAGAGATATATGTTGTTTCAGAAAAAACTATAAAAGAAATTCAAGATAAAAAAAAGACAAGAACTATAAAAGAAATTGATGATAAGATAGAAAGTCTTGAAGCTTATAAAAAAGAAGTTATAGATTTTTATGAAGAGGCTGATAAAAAAATACCTAAACTTATTAAAGACAGTGACGAAGCTGCATAACATATAGGAAGATGTATGTATAAGAAAGATCCTGTAATCTATATAGGTTACGATGAACGTGAACATGATGCATTTGAAGTTTTAGTTCATTCAATAAAAAAACATGCATCTAAACCTATTACAATAATACCATTAAAACAAGATAACCTTAGGGCTGCTGGCTTATACTCCCGACTTCATCACACTGATAACGATGGACAATTTTGGGATAGTGTAGACGGCAGACCCTTCTCTACTCAATTTTCTTTTACACGTTTTTTAGTACCTGCTTTAAATCAGTATGAAGGATTAGCTTTGTTTATGGATTGTGATATGCTAGTTCGATCTGATATATGGGAAGTATTTGATTATTGTACTGATCCTAAAAGAGCAGTATACACTGTGTTTCATAAATATAATCCTGATAAAGGATTAAAATTAGATAATAAAATACAACAAAGTTATTCTAAAAAGAATTGGTCTAGTTTTGTTGTATATAATTGTGATCATCCTATCCACTTAGACCTAACAAGTTTTGATGTATCTAGAAAATCAGGAAGATATTTACATACATTTGGATGGCTAAATCAACCTATATATTTTGGAGAAATTCCAGAAAAATGGAACTGGCTAGATCACCACTCATCAGAAAATATAGAAGCAAAAAATGTACACTTTACTACAGGTGGACCTTGGTATACACATTGGAAAGCTAGTCGTGATGCTGATGAAAAATATGCAAGTGAGTGGTTGAGTGAATATAATAACCTTCAGGAAGACTAAATGTTAAATTTTGTTACAAGTATACACGAAGAAGGCTTACGTACATATGGTTTACGTATGCTTAACTCAGTTGCAAAATACTGGGATAAAGATAGTTTACAATTGACATGTTTCTACCATGACTTTGATATTAATATTTATAATATTCCTAATGTACCTCATATTAAATTTCGTAATTTAAACGATATACAGGATATGATTGACTATCGTAATAACTTTAAAAAGTACGATGGTACTACAAGTGAGGGTTATGATTGGCGTACAGATGCAATTAAGTGGTGTCATAAAGTTTTTGGAATAACTGAACTTGCTTTTGAGATGGCAGAAAATTCTGTAAAACCCGGATGGTTAATATGGTTAGATGCAGATACACTTACAACTAAAAGGTTTTCTGAAAGTAGTATAAAAGAATACTTAAATGATAAATGTTCTATCGTACATTTAGGAAGAACAGAGACTGATTATAGTGAAACTTCTTTTTTAGCTTTTAATTTAAATAGAGAAAATCCATTACAGTTTCTAGCTGATTTAAGAGGAGCTTATATAAGTGGAGAGATATTATGTTATCGTGAATGGCATGATGGTTTTATTATAGAACGTCTTTTAAATATATATAAAGCACATGGTACTAACGTACACAATTTAACACCTAAAGTATATGGTCTAGATGCATTTGGACAATCACCTTTATCTGAGTATATGTTACATTATAAAGGACAAACAAAAACTGTTAATGAAGATAAGATATCTCCAGATGTAAATGGTCCTGCTAGGTATGGTCAATTACTTAAAATTATTCAACATTATAATACCAAGTCAGTTATTGAAACAGGTACATGGAATGGTGGTAGAGCCATACAAATGGCTGAAGCTGCTTTTACAAGAGGGGATAAGTTTACATATACAGGCTTTGATCTATTTGAAGATGCTACGCATATAACTAATCATGTTGAGTTTAATACTAAACCACATAATTATAAAACTGCTGTTATTAAACGTCTTAAAGAATATCAAAAAAAGAAAAAAGAAGAAGGTAAAACTTTTAAATTTAAGATTATTAAAGGTAATACAAATAAAACTTTACTAAAGAAAAAATACTCTGCTGAGTTAGCTTATATTGATGGTGGACTTTCATATTCTACTGTTAAAAATGATTACAATAATATTAAAACTGATGTTGTAGTTTTTAATAATTATTTTTCTGAAGATGAAGAAGGTAATAAACCTAGTATAGAACATAGTGGAGTTAATACACACGTAGATAATTTAATAAAAGAAGTAATAGAAAATAAAATTCCTTATAGAGTAAAGGTTCTACCATCAAGTGATAAGATAATTGGTGGTGGTACTACTCACTTAGCTTTAGTTCTTAAAGATGATAACCTTCCTGACATTCCCGAAGAGTTTAGAAAAGTTCCTATTGTTGTTAATCCTAAAGATTGTATGCCTGACGATTATATTCTTAATAATATTAATACAAATGTAGAATTAATTGAAGATTTAAATTGGATTAAAGTTTGTGGTTTAACACAAGATAACTTAATTGTTGTGTCTGGTGGAGAAGTTAATTATAAAAAGTTAAAATCAAAAATACAGAAGTTTAAAAAATCTGGACAAGGTTATAAAATTGCATGTGTTAAACATGCCTATCCAAAACTTTTAAAAAATAAAATATATCCTGACTACTGTGTTATCTTAGATCCAAGACCTATAAAAGGTGTCTCAACACATGGAGTATTACGTAAAGATTTACTATCAAAGATACGTAAAGATACTTTATTTCTTGTTGCTAGTATGACTGATCCATCAGTAGTTGAACATCTTATGTCTAAGGGTGCGAACATTAGATTATGGCACGCATACAGCGAAGCTATTCGTGATAAGACTTCAACTGAAGAATTAAAAACTCATCCTGATCTTGATCTAGATGAAAATGTTACATTAGTAACAGGTGGAACATGTGCAGCTATGCGAACATTAGGAATGTTTCATGTTCTAGGTTTTAGAAACTATCACTTATTTGGTTTTGATTGTAGTGTAAAAGATATAACTCCAGAACAAGAGAAAGAAATTCTAGAAGATAATGGAAATCCAAAATACATGAAGGTTGAAATATATGGTAATGTATTCTGGACAACTGGTGAGTTATTAGCAATGGCACAAGATTGTGAAAAACTTTTTAGTAGATCAGATTTAGATATGACTATTAATTTTTATAATGATGAACCAACATTAGTTTCTGAAGTATATAAATCTTCATTAAAAAATAATGAACTTAATTATAAAGAGTTGTTTAATGCCTCTTAATAAACAACAAGAAGTATTTTGTCAGCATTATACATTAAGTCGTAATGGTACTGAGTCAGCTAAACAAGCTGGCTATAGTGCTATTGCTGCAGCTAATCAAGCTTCAAGACTACTTAAACGAGAAGATATAAAGTTAAGATTAGAAGAACTTGAGTCTACCTTTGAAACTGAAATTGATGTTATCAAAGAACTAGAGAAACAATATACATATGCTAATACACAAGGGCATACTAACAGTGCAATCAAAGCTCTTGAAATGTTGTCTCGTGCACGAGGTAATAGTCCAGATAATATTCAACAATCATCTGACTCTTTAGAAAAAGAAATTATTAGATGTATGGAAATACTAGGAGAAGAAAAAGTTGTTGAGCTTGTAGCTAAATGTAATTGGAACTATAGCTTACCTACTCTAGAAGAACAGGCTGAAGCTGAAGAGATTGTAAAAAAACAAACAGTGGAAGAGAAAAATTAATATGAAAGAACTGGTTATATTAATTGTTATGATGTTTCCTGAATATGCAACATACCCTAATTCAGTTGCAGTCAGTCATTTTGAAGGTAAACCTTTAATATTTAACAATGAAGATGCGTGTGAAGAATGGATATGGAATGACCTAGAAAATTTAAAAGAGTATGGTCATGCTGTATATCCAAAAGCAGTTGCTGTTAAATCTATTAGTTGTGTACATAAAAACTAAGATAAAAATAATTCTTTTTCAGCTGCCCTACGTAGTACTAATCCTCTAAGGATTTTACCATTTGCCCTTCTCCATTTTCCAAATTCATTAGCTGCTGCTAATCTTTCATTCCTATTTAATTTAGAACGAAGTGTAGAATTTTGTAGGTTACCTAGTCCTAAGTTATATGAGAATGAGATAAGGGCTGCATGTTCGTTAGCATTTAAATCTACTTTAATAAGTCTCTTAACTCCAAGAGCAAACTTCTGTAGATCAAAAGCTAGGATACCTTCAGCTTGCTCTATAAGAATGTCAGGATCATCCATTGTTACTCGCCTACCATCAGGGTAACGAGTAGCTCCAAAGCCTATCGTAGGGACTTTAGCGGGACATAGATATGAATATAGATGACAACCTTCGAAGTGTTTTATAATTGGCACTGCAAAGTTAATAGCACTGTCTATTTCTGATTCCACTTGGATACCATCCTATTACCAAACCAAAATGAAATCACTGCAGAAAATAACATCTGGATATCTTCTGACCATACAATACTAACGGCATCCCCTGCTGCTAACCCTGATGCTGTTAATGCTAAGTATGCACTTATCTCAACAAAGGCAAACAAACCAAAGAAGCAGTAGGTTATTACAGGTCTAACTGAAGCTGATAGTGATGAAGTCCACTTAGCTGCATTCTTATGTATAGCAGCGTCATGTTTATACATAGCTTTCATCTGATCTATATCAGCTTGTGTATTTATTTCTTCTAATCGTTGTATATGTGCATCAGATTGAGCCTTCATCTGAAGGTCCATTACTTTTAATTCATGTGCTTTATCGGCACGATCTTGAAAATAGTCCATTACTTTTGGAAGAAAGGAAGTACCAAACCCAAGAACTGATCCTAGTAAACTTAACATATCTTCTCCTACTCAAGTGGCATACGATTTAATTCTATAAATTTTTTTCTTATACGTTCTCTAACT